AAAAGATACCCTTAAAGAATGAGATAGTTAGAGTAGAAAAACTTCCCTCTGACGAACGTACACCACAGGATCCAACTAAAACTAAGATGTACTGGACAGCTATAGTAGGAGTATGGAACTCTCCTCACCACAATGCTGCTCCAGACACACTACAGTCAGGTGAAGGATCATCTGTAGATCTAGGTGAATACTTTGTTGAAAAAGAGAACGTACCACCTATTCAAGCCTTTCCAGGAGACGTATTAATGGAAAGTAGATTTGGGTCTACACTTAGACTAGGAGGTACTAAATACGATACTAATATATTTACAGACGACAGTAATGACGGAATTCCATATGTTATACTTTCAAACGGACAAAAAGAACCAGAGGACGGAGTAACACCTGTTATAGAAGATATCAATGATGATCCAAACTCACTATATATGGGAGCAGATCATAAGTTTGAACTTACTCAAGCAAACGATAAACGTGACGCATGGGATTCCGAACCAGATAAAGCAGATGCATTTAAAGGTAATCAAGTAATTCTTAATGGAGGGAGACTGTTCTTCAATGCTAAAGAAGAAGGAATATTTTTATCTGCAGTTGAAGGTATAGGTTTAAACGGAAAGGTAGTAGGAATAGATGGAGAAGAGTACGTAGCACTAGACGCTACAAAGGTATACTTAGGTACAGATGCATTTAAAGAGATAGAGCCTGTGCTCTTAGGTCAAACTTCGATAGACTGGTTAGATGATTTTATATCTCAATTCGAAACCCTTTGTAAGAGTATAGCTACATCACCACCTGCACCTCCTGCATTCGTAGCAAAGCAGATAGCTACAGCAAATTCAATAGTACCGGTAATACCGCAGTTAAAGAGTTTATTAAAACAACTATTATCTAAAAAAGTATACACAGAATAATGCCATACGTTAATATACCCGATTCCGGACTTCATGGTACCATCGCTAAAATAGTTGGCAAGATGATGGGTGGGGTAATGTCAAAGGTAATACAGAACTCTACCAACATAACTAATTCACTCAATAGAAAAGGATGCCCGACAGGGCCGGAGACAGATAGGTTAAGAAAGAAACTAAATCAAAATCAAAAATCTCTCCAACAAGTACAGAGCCGTATATCAAAATTTAAAGCTATACCCGGTAAATTAAAACCACCATTAGGGGGACTAAAAGCAGCTTTAAAAATTATACTTACTTTACCAATTCCACAAGGTATAGGTATTCCACCAGGACCTGCTGGGGGTCTTATTATTGGTTTACCAATAAACATTACAACTAAGTATGCAGATACTATGCATCTACTAAAGGAGTTTATTAAGCAAATTGACGAAATTATAGTAGCTATAGAAGCAGTATTAGATACTCCATCAGCATCATTAAAGAGTTTACAACGTAACTTAGGATCAGCAGACACAGCCGTTAAATGCTGTGAAATAGAAGCAGCACTACAAAAACAACTCGACAATGGAGATTTAACTCAAACAGATATAGACGATCTTGGACTTTCAGATGATGACGGAGACTTAATCTTCTCCTCTCTAGGACCTAAGCTTCTTGCTTCTGTATCCAATAAAGGATTAACTAACAGTAGTAAAGATAGTTTAAAATCTAAAAGTGATTTAAACAAAAAAGGAAAATGGTTACTTAAGAACCCAATATCTTCAAACGCTGACGGTGGGGATATTATATATCTTGTGAATGACCAAGTTAAGTATAATAATGTAGAGTACATATGCATTAAAGGGCATACCTCTTCATTAGAAAATATACCCCCTACAGCTGAATTCTGGAGTACATTAGATTCTGCTGTAAATAAAGGGGTAAGCGACCTTCTATCTGGAATTAGAAAGATAGAGGATAGCAATATTAATTCTAATACCAAAGACCTTATTAAAGGCCTATTAGATAATTTTGCTAATATAGGGGAAGGTAAAGCAGGTATTAATTCTAAGTTCTTTCATACAGGCCCTGATGGTATTGTATATGAATTAAGAATAAAGAATGATCCACAAGCACCACCTATTGCCCCTAGACGATACGCAGTAGCAATAAATCCTGACGGAGCAGAGATGTTTGTCGGTGATAAATCCTTTGCTTCTGACGTAGAAGTATTATTAAATGAAATAAAATTTAGAATAGACAACCAACTTTCATAAACAAACTATTTATATATATGAAACTCGATCAATTACGTACAATAATAAGAGAAGAAGTTAAGTCTGCTGTTAAAGAAGAGTTGCAAGATATGCTTAATGAAGCAGTTAAAGCAGCATCTACACCAACAAAACAGACTCCAACAACATACTCTCCAGTTACACAGAAGGACATAAGCAAGACGTGGTCGACTGGAAAGATTAATCAAGGTACAGTTCCTTTAGAAGAGATGATAAATCAAACTAAATCCGAAATGACCAATGAAGATTACAAAACAATAATTAATGCTAATTCTACATCAGCACCAAACTTTGCACAAAGACAGGCTACAGGTGGAGGAGGAGCAGGATTAGACTTAAGCACAATACCTGGATTCGATCCTAATAAAGCAAAAGCAATTTTAGCTAAAGCTAATGAATCATCCAAGCAAAGAGCAGGAGCATAAGATATGGCATTCGAAGTTAAAAAAATAGATCCATTAGACCTACAGCCTAGAAAAGCTGTCGGTGTGCAGTTGCCATTTTCTGGTAAAAGTGTATTTAATGTAAACTACACTACAGAAGCGGCAATTAAGACTAATTTGATCAATTACTTTTTAACAGGTAGAGGCGAAAGATTTTTAAATGTTAATTTTGGTAACTCACTTCAGAAACTAGTCTTTGACCAGTTAACTGAGAATAAAGTAAAAGAGATAGATGCACTAGTTAAGGCAGATCTAGCATTCTATTTTCCTAGGGTAGAACCAGTAGAAATTAACACACTTGGAATACCGGATAACAATACTGTTCAATTCTCTATGAGGTATAAGGTAAAAAATACCAACATAGAAGATGAGGTGGTAATTAATTTTGAACAATAATGGCTGAACAAAGAGACATAAAATATGTAAACAGAGAGTTCGGTGACTTTAAAGAACAGTTAGTAGAGTTTGCGAAAAGCTATTTTCCAGACAGCTATAATGACTTTAATGAAACAGCCCCTGGAATGATGTTTATTGAAATGGCATCATACGTTGGTGATGTACTCTCTTTTTATCAAGACACACAATTACAAGAAACATTTCTTCAACACGCTCAGAACCCTGCTAATCTATATTCTTTAGCATACATGATGGGCTATAATCCTAGAGTGACTTCAGCTGCTACTGCTGATATATTAGTAGAGCAAAAAGTACAAGCACTTTCTGGAAGCAGCTATACACCCGATTGGGACCAAGCTATCAAAGTACATGAAAACAGTACTATTAAATCCACCTCAGAAGGAAACTCTTCTTTTATAATACAGGATACCGTAGACTTTAAATTTTCTAGTTCTTATGATCCTACAGATATTAAAATATCATCAGTAGATGATAGTAATAATCCTGCAGAATATATATTAAGTAAGAAGGTTACAGCAATGTCAGGCGTAATAAACACTACTACATCTACATTTGCTTCAGCAGAGAAATTTGCAACAGTAAACATAACAGATACTAACATAATTAAAGTATTAGATGTTACCGACAGTGACGGTAAAACATGGACAGAAGTTCCTTTCTTAGGACAGGACACAGTATTTGATGAACAACAAAACACATCTACTGATAACGCTTTAGTTCCATCTTTAATGCAACTAAAAAAAGTACCTAGAAGATTCGTAACAAGGTTTACCTCTAAAGGGGTTATGCAAATACAGTTTGGAGCAGGAATAATTGGCTCATCAGACGACCAGTTTCTTCCAGACCCACAAAATATAAAGAAGTTCGGAGACAAACAAGCAGTTGAACAAATCGATAGAGCATTTGATCCATCTAACTTCTTATTTACTAGAACATATGGTTTAGCACCAAGTAATACAACATTAACTATAAGATACCTTACTGGCGGTGGAGTAGAGTCTAATGCACCTGCCAATTCAATAACTGAAAAAGATGTAGTTACCACCACAGCAACTGATTCAACTTTCCTTGACACATTAACGTTTAACAACGAGAAACCTGCATCCGGAGGTAAAGATGGAGATACAGTAGAAGAGTTGAGACAAAATTCTCTTAAGTCATTTAGTGAACAAAAGAGAGCTGTTACTACATCTGATTATACAGTTAGAGCATTATCTCTACCACCTCAGTTTGGTTCTGTAGCAAAAGCATTTGTAACTCGAGAGTTTAATCAAAATAGTATTAAATCTCCTCTCGACAGTAATCCTTTAGCACTAGCACTTTATATATTAGCGTATGACAATAGTGGAAAACTAATTACTGCATCGACTTCTTTAAAGAATAACTTAAAAAAGTATCTCACTGAGTATATGATGATAACAGATGCGATTGATAT